GGCCCCCCCCGATTGATTTTCGGCTCCTGCCAGTTTGATGCCGAGTCCGATCAGGAGTGCAATGTCAATCTGCTCCATTTCCTTCTCTGATGCTTTACCGACGAAGTTGTTGATTCTCTCCACAGACACCGGAGTCGGCTGTTCGCATAATGCCTCTGACTTTCTTCCGGTGCTCCTGATCGTAACGTGCGTCGGAAGGTCTTTCTTCGGTGCTGATGTCAGGAAGACCACTTCGAGCACATCGCTGTGCTTGTTGTTCGCATCGCAGGAGACGATCACCGCAGGTCTGTCCTTTTTCATCTCACTTCCGATGTGTTCCTTGCTTGCGTTGTTGATGTAATAGATTTCACCTCTTCTGTACTGCTGCTCTGTCTCTGTTTCTTTGAATCCGTTTAATAGTGCCATGTCAATTCCTCCCTTTAGTTCGTCAGATTGCTTTCTCCTGACGTAAGCAACAATTTTAACAGTTTCTCTTCCTTCTCGTTCTGCTCTTGTGAGCCTTTAAGCATCGCCACCATGTAACTGGTTGTCAGTTGCAGTGACAGGCCAATGTCTCCGCCTGTCTGCTTCATAAATTGCTGAAATGCCATGAAGTGCATCTTTACTGCCTGTTCCATTGTTTCCAGCATCTCCTCGTCATTCATTTTCTTCGCCATTGTTTTCCTGCTCCTCTCTGTATGGCTCCGGTAATGGCTGCCATGCGATAATTCTCAAATCTCTCCAACCGCTCGAACCATTCACGAACCCTGACCACTTGCCTCTCCATGTGCAACTGATGCCTACCGTCTGGAATAATTCCTGATAGTTCCCGAACCGGAAATACTCAAACCACACGAGCACATCTTCGCCTTCCTCCGGCATCCGGTCTTCTGACCGAATCCATCCGCCTCTGTATTCCGGTGCTGTCTCGATCTCTTTTCCGTCTTCTCCGAACCGTTCCTTGCCTATCCGGTTGTACTCATCGAATATCCTCTGGAACTCCTCGTCCCATCTTTCTCCGCGGCCTGCTTCCTCGCCTGCTGCCACATGAGCCAGTTCATGCGCGAATATCTCCGTCGCGTCCATGATGTTCAGTTCTGCGCTGATTGCAATGACTGGTGTCTCTCCTTTGCTGAACTGCGTGAACCCGAACACTCGGTTTCCTTCATCGTCTTTTATGCTCGGTTCAATGCAGGCTTTGTATTTCTTGTCTGGATAGAGGCTCCGAAAAGCCTCATCCAGAATCGCGAATGGTGAATTTATAAAAATCATGTTTTCCTCCTTATGCTCCATACTGCATAGCAGGCTGATCTGCATACTCTGCTGCATCTGCTCCTGCCTCTTTCAGAATCTCCTGCTGCCGGATGCCTACGACGCAATATCCGTCTTCCAGTGCTGATGATGTTCCTGCATCGTCCATGCAGACGATTTCCAGTGCCAGTTCTCTTCCGGTTGCTCTGCCCTGCATAAATTCAAGCGCGCTCACGATCATTCCGGTTCTGATCTTGTCATTTTTCAGAATCAGGTATGGTCTTCTTCCGGCGATCACATCCTCGAAGGTGTCCGTGGAGAGTCTGATGTACTCCTTTTCCTCCCTGCTATCAGATGGGAGATTGTTCATCTTCTCTTCCTGTTCCTGCTCGCGCAGCTTTCTGGCCGTCTCTCTGTCGATTGCTGCCTGCTCCTCATCGTACCTCTGCTCGTCTGTTTTCTCCGCCTCTGCCTTGTTGACGTACTGATCGCAGTTCTCGCAGGTTCCTGTCTTCACGTTGCAATCTGCGTATCTCTGGCAGGAGTAGCACAACGATGTGATGCTCTCTGGATGCGCCTGCTCCCACTCTTCCTCATGTTCCTGTTCTTCTTCCTGATCGGACTCTTCTTCGTCCTCCGGTTTCTCATAGTCCTTCGGATATTCCATCTGTCCCGGTAACGTGTCAGACTCTGACACATCTTCCGGCTCTGGCCGCTTCGCTTCTCTGACCTCTTTCCATGTCGGAGCCTCACCCTCCTCGTGTGCCTTCAGCATCTCCTCCTGATCTTCTTTCGGCATTCCAGAGAGTTCATATGCAGCAGAGAACGTCAACTTGCCTTCTTTCAACTGCTCCACGAACTCCGGCAACAAATTGCTGTTGATTCCGTCAATCTGTGCCACCTTCGTTCCTGACAGTTTCATAATGTTCGCCACAACATCTCTGATCTTCTTTCCATCCAGTTTCATCCCCTGAAGTGTCAGTCCGTGCTCTTTCATGTACTGCAAGGACTCTTTCAGCTTCTGTGCTTCTTCAAGCTGATCTTTGATGTTCTTCGTTCTGTATGAGTTCGCAACGATGATCTGCACCATCTCCTCGTGTTCTTCGGCAGGTGTCAGAATCTGACACGTTGCCACCTCGAACTCTGAATACCCTTTTTCGAGCAGAAGGTTCAATGCTCTCCATCTCATTTCACCAGAGATGATTCTGTACTCTCCTTTCTCGCAAGGGTCATATGTAACTGCCATATTCTCAATCAGTCCCACGGCGAGAATGAGGTTCGACAACTCCTCAATATCCTGTCTGGAATAAAAGTTCATGTCATTGCTGTACATCTTTTTCACGCTGATGTCTCTGGTTCTGAACCGTGCCTTCGGTCTTTCTTCTGCTGCCGCTTTGCTGTTCCGGTTGATTGCGTCCATGACGCTCCATCCTGCTGCCATCACTTATCCTCCTTCGTCTCTGTATCTGATGACTTATCCACAATATCCACATTTTCTGCCGGGATAACTACTCTTTCAGTACCACCTGAATCTGTTTCAGCTCCTTCATACTTGCTTTCGCAATGTCCAGATGCTCGTCCGATGCTTCCTCGTCGATGTATTCCTGAATCAGTTCTTTCAGTTCCTCCGGGTCAATCACGATCTTCAGGTGCTTCACCATTGCTTCTCTGACCAGCTTTGAGCACTGCTTGTCTGTCAGGTTCCTGTCGTTGTCAATCTCCTTCAGTGCTTTGTCATATGCTTCTGTATCGAATCCGTAGCAATTCATCAGTTTCTTTACAAACCAATCGCTCCGTTTCTTCTCCGTCTCTGCTTCTTCTGCCTTCGCTCTTAACTCATCCAGTGTGTCCAGACTAATCGTTGCCGTTCCTTCCATGCCGTCTGCCTCCTTTCTGCTGTTGCTTGATTCTTCGTCTGATCTTGTTCTTCCATTTCTTCCTTGTCCGTTTCTTTCTTGCGTGTCTTGCGAGGTTTCTCCATTTCTTCGGGATGTCATCCTTTTCTGCCGCTCTATACAGGTCAAGAGTGAACACCATCGGAGGCCAGCGGTCCGCATAGGCCAGACCGCCGTTCACCATCATTCCTGACATTCCTGCCATGCTGCCTCCTCCGCTGAACCATCCTCCGAATATCATCCTTTATCCCTCCATATCTTTCAGCAACTCTTCCGCCACTTCTCTGTAATCCTTTGCGACGATTCCGCTCTTTGAGCGCTCCATTGTTGCCTTCTCTGCCACGATCGAGCGTCTGATTGCCGTCTGGAAGCAATCCTGACCGGATGACGCTTTCAACCACTCCTCAACCTGAATACTTGTCATGTTCTTCTGACGCATCGTCATGAGCAGCTTCATCCTGATGTCTGGATTGAATCCTCGCAGGTCTTCCAACTGCTCCTCCATGTTCACGATTGCCTCGATCTCGAACCCTCCGACCTTCACCGGAAGAATCACGAGGTCTGCTGCCACCAGAACATTCGTCACTGTCATATCCATCAGGAGTCCGCAGTCCACGATGCAATAATCGTATCTGTCCTGAATCTCCTCCATCGCCATCTTGAATCGGAGAATCTGGTTGTCCTGTTCCAAGAGGAGCAGTGTCATGTTCGTTCTCATCAGGAATCCGTTCGCCGGAATGATACTAATGTTTTCGTATGGTGTCTCGTCAATCAACTGCTCTGTGCTATATGTACCACCGATCGCCCGGTGCTTTTCTAATAACTCCGACATTCCGATGCCCTGCGGCTCGAATCTGCCGTACAACATTGAGATGTTCCCCTGCTGATCTGCGTCAGCGATGAGCACTCTCTTTCCATGCTCTACTCCGAGGATGTATGCCAGCGATGATGCTGTCATCGTCTTTCCGACTCCGCCCTTCTGTGTCATAACTGCAATAATTTTCATGATGTGTGTCCTCCTGTTATCAATTTCAATTTTCTTCGCAAGCGTTCTGCGTGTTCATTCGTCACGATATACTCTCCGCACTCCTGCCTCCACATATCCTTGTGCCTTGTGTCTCCGTCGTACCATCTGCACTCATCGCAGACGAAGCAAGGTTCTTTTGCTTCTCCGGTACAGTTGTCTATCGTTTCCACGTTGTTTGCACAATGGTTGCAGAGGCATCTTCCGCACGGAAAAGCGCAATCACTTCGTCTCATGCTGTTCTGTATCTCGCGTTTTTGTCTTCCCGGCTCCTCGCCCAGCTTTCCAGTTCATCAATCGCTCTCTTGTAGCAAGCAACGTCATCGTCCTCTTCGACTTTGATGATCTGCTTCCGATCGGGACCGTCTCCCTGATAAATCTTGATGAATCCGGGCCTGTTCATGGAGAATCTGCTGTGAACACGCAAGTTGTATCTTCTCCCGATAGGTCTGTACACCTCATAGAACTTTCTGACTACTGCTGCATATTCGTCCATGTTCCTGTCCTCACTTTTTCTTCAGTGGTGAAATCGTACCTTCTTTCCAGACGCTGTTGTTCGGTTCTTTCATCCACTGTGGAGACAATAACTCGCAATACTCTCGTAGCACCTCCACCGCGTCCTCTGATGTGTAACAGGTTGCGACGTAGTGTCCGACTGCTGCCATGTCAGTCAGGAACTCTTTCTGCGACTTCTGGTGCTTTCCGTCTCCGAACTTCATCTCGATGTACAG